GATATCATCCGTAATTACACTGTAGCTAAAATTACCCAAGATTGTGATTTTACAACACCCACACAAGTTCCAGTAAAGAAACGCAAACAGGAACTCGTTGATGTGACGTATTATTTATATGTGAGTGAGCTGGAAATAGATTATTCGGAGTATAAATCTCTTGTGTCGAAACACAAGTCTGTATCAACGAAGCGAATATACAGGGGTGAAGGAGACACCACAACTAATTATTATCTTGATGAAACGACTCTCATAGACGATAAGGAATATGAGATAACACCTGAGAATAGGAGAAGAATTGAAATATGCAAGGAGATACCACAGATTGTATATGACAGTTTATCCGAAGAAGAAAAGAGTACGTATACACCTGTTGATAAAACGGTGTACTATCGTCGTGAAATAGGCTATTCTATTTCCCCACACCCAAAACACACGGAAGAAGAAATTCGTCAGGAACTTCGTGATGTTCTCGACGAAAACGGGCAGATTGTATGGGAAGATACGGGTGAAACTAAACCCGTATACACAGTCGTGGATCATGGTAGCTACAAAGCGGCTCTCGTGACATGTAAACTTATCTAAAATTTGTCCCTTTCCTTACAACTTAAAAATAAACTCTCACTATAATATAAAATGTCTGGTGGTATCGCCCAACTCGTCGCCGTCGGTGCTCAGGATGTGCATCTCGTCGGTCAGCCCGAAGTCAGTTTTTTCCGTTCTACCTACAAGCGTCACACGAACTTCTCCCAAACTGTCGAGCGTCAGGTCATTCAGGGCAACGTCTCGAACAACGGTATGTCCACCATCCGCTTCGAGCGCAAGGGTGACATGCTCAACTACGTGTACCTCATGCCCATCAAGTCTGATGGTACCCAATCGAACATCGTCCCCGACTGGACTACCGCCATCTCCAAGGTGGAGCTTCTCGTCGGTGGTCAGGTGATTGATGACCAGGATTCCTTCTACTCGACTCAGATTGCCCCCACCCTCTCGGCCACTTCCTCCTCCAAGTCGGTCGCTGGTGATCTCTACGGTGGTTCCACCAACGAGCGTTTCTACCCCCTCCGCTTCGCTTTCTGTGAGAACTGGCAGACTGCTCTCCCCCTCATCTCTCTCCAGTACCACGACGTCGAGCTCCGTATCACTTGGGGTTCGGCCGCCGATACGTACAAGTGGGAGGTCTACGCCAACTACGCGTACCTCGACACTCAGGAGCGTGAGATGTTCGCCGCTACCCCCCAGAACATGCTCATCACCCAGGTGCAGAAGTCTGTCGCCTCCAGCAACAGGATTCAGGAGCTCAACTTCAACCATCCCGTGAAGTACCTCGCTGCCTCGAACACCACTGCCGTGAACATCTGCACTGACACCAACAAGATCAAGCTTCAGATTAACGGCACCGATGTGGCCGACTTCAAGTTCGCCAACCCCAACTTCACCTCGGTTCCCCTCTACTACCACACCACTCACGGTAACTCCTCCCCAGGTGCCACCCTCTTCACCTACCCCTTCTGCCTCGAGACTGGCAAGCTCCAGCCCACTGGTACCCTCAACTTCTCTCGCCTCGATTCGGCTCGTATCATCAGCGACACCGCTGTGAACACTGATACCATCTACGCCGTGAACTACAACGTCCTCCGCATCGAGAACGGTATGGGCGGTCTCCTTTACTCCAACTAATCTCTCCGCAAGTAATAAATGATCTGGAAGGTTGTCTTCCTCCTAGCCATCGTTTTTGTATTGACGTACGATCCTAAGTCCAGGACACTCGAGAAGTTTGTCGGTCAGCCCACGCCTCCCACAGACAAATCGTGTGAACACGCGCATTACGAAGCCGTCCAATTTGCCCAGACACCCTATGAGTGCCCTGTTCCAGGTAGAGCCAAGATGGGTGCAATTGCTTAAAAAGAAAAAGACATACAAAAGTATATGATTCCCGTGAATCGTGACACTCTCATGATGATTGCCACCATCGTGTGTGCCGTCGGTATTATCTTCCTTTTCAAGGAGCTCAACAAGACCAAGGAGGAGATGAACTCCTTCAAGAACTTTTCGGCTCAGGTCGTCAAGCATCTCAGTGCCCCTGAACCTGTACCCACACCTGAACCAGAAATGAAGGAGGAGCCAAAGGAGGAAAAATCCGAGGAATAAACATATCGGCTTATTATAACTTGCGAATGCGCAATGAAAAAGTACAAAGCGATAGCGATCCCGGTTAGCTTCGCTGACGGGAAACCACGCTTCCTCACGGTGAGAGATTGGAGATTTAAGGATTGGATCTTTGTCACGGGTGGATGCAGACGACGAGAAATTTTCAATCCTCTCCGATGTGCTCTCAGGGAGTTGGAAGAGGAGACAAGGGGTGTGGTTTCCCTTAAGAGTGGCGAATATACTGAATTTAAATTTACAGTTAAAGAGAGTCCAACTGTGGATCTCGAATACAACGTCTTTATATTCTTCGTGAACTACACGAGAACTGAGCAACAGGCACAGGTTCGTAAGTTTTACGAAGAGAAGCACAAAACAAATTTGAAAAAGATCATGAAGCAACCCATTCGAAAAACATACGACGAAAACGATTACATGAGCTACGATACCCTCGAGGAATTTAACTCACGTAAACGTTGGAAACTCATCATAGACAATGTCATCAAGAACCCACAATTCTACTCGTGTATAACTTCTTTGAATAGAAAAAACTTTTCTATAAAATAATGAAGTCTAAGGCTTACATTTTGATGCAGATCGGTCAGCTCCTTGAGAAGAATAGGGGCTACTGTGAAGAGGAAGTGACTACATGGATCAAGGATAATGAATCCAAGACCGTGTATGAACTTTTAACTATAAAGAAAGAACTCTCTCAGGGCAAGGAGTTCCCCGATGTTTCTTGTATGAGGTGGTTTAGAGATTAGAATTGTAATATAGGTATGTTTAAGAGTTGGTGTGCAGCTCAAAGATTTAACAATGCAACCAATCTATCACATGTGCTCATGGACGGTGGCGTCCTCTCCGTGCCATTTGATAAATTGAACGAATTTCATGAAAGATACATAAACGCCGTCAAGGGAGGTGAGAGACTTTATGTTGTCGAGCAAAAGAGTGAGAAGTATAACTTTTTCGTCGATATCGATTACAAGGACGAGAGTTCCCTCGATCTCGATGAGATCAAGGATATATGTAAAGTCATATGTGACAAGGTGAAGCGACACGGTGGTCGTGATTGTCTCATCTCTGTGTCTCCACCCAAAAAGTGTGGTGAGCTCACGAAGACGGGTGTACACCTCAATTGGCCGGGGTTTGTGGTGGATCAATCTTCAGCCATCGCTCTCAGGGAACACATCTTGGTAGCACTCTCGAAGGCTAAGAAGAATGTGGATTGGAACGACATCATAGATGCAGCCGTCTATGGTAATGTCGCCAGGAAGACGAAGGGGAGTGGATTTCGTATGCCTTGGTCGTACAAGAAGGCTAAACATGACACCTGTGATGGACAGGGATGTTCGGGGTGTGAGAAAGGGAAGGTTGATCAACTTGCCTACCTTCCAGTGTTTGTCTATCGTCATGGACCCTTGAGTACGATTTTACAGATTGGACAGGAACCGAGTCTTGATATCCTCAAGATGGCTGTCGTGCGCACAGATGAACCACAGACAATCCACGTCGAACCACCGTCTACAGTGGTCAAAGAAGGATCTTTCACTGAAGCACAGACGAAGGATGAAGTTCATGACGATGATTTGAAGGACAAGATCGAAGAATTCATCAGATCCAATTTGGAGGGTCAATCTAATGCATACGTACCAAAGATTTTCAAAAAGAAAGATACATACTTAGTCCAGACGACATCCAAATATTGTGAAAACCTCAAGAGAGAACATGGATCGAACCATGTGTGGTTCATCATCAGTGGAAAGACGATCCTCCAGAAATGCTTCTGTCTATGTGAAACACTCAGGGGACGTCGCCAAGGATTCTGTAAAGACTTTTGTGGTCGTCGACATCAATTGACACCCGCGATCATCGAACGACTGTATCCAAAGAAAGAAGACATCCAAAGGTGTCCGGAAATTAAAACGAGAGTGGAGAAGCCTCAGGTGAAGTGTGGTGACGTGAAAGAACCCCTCGAAATTTTCATCAAGAAGCACATGCGTGGTCCAGAAGATCTTCAGGTTTTGAAGATTACCAAAGACAAAATGGGTTTTATGGCACTCACCAATTCGAATGTATGTGAGACGATTGGGGGTACTCACGAAAACGTCACGATGTCTTATTCGATCAAAGGGAAGGAAATTGTACAGAAGTGTCCAATTTGTAAGAAGAGTAAGGCTAGGAAACACTGTTTAACATCAAACGTTTTAAAGGTACTTAAACAGAAGTAACTTATAGAACCTAAATGATCACCCGATCTGGACGTAAGATAAAGAAGCCCGAGCTCTTCCAGCCCACCGAAGAGGATCTCGTGGATGATTATGGCTCCGACGAGCACGATTCCGATTTTGATTCGAACATCGACACAGATGAGGAGTGCTACTCAGACGAGAGTGAAGAGGATGATGACAGTGATGCGGATGAAAATGGAAACCTCAAAGGTTTCATCGTAGATGATGAGAGTGAGAGTGAGTCAGAAGATGCTTAAAAAAAACGAAAACTATATTAGAAAATGGAAACTGACATAGGCAATCCCATTGAATATAACCCAAACCTCGATCCTTTAAATAACGAGAAGAATGAAGAGCCTGTACAGGAGGAACAGCCATATTACATGGACTATCCTATGCAGCCTCCAATGCCTCCACCCACACCCCAAAATGATAAATTCGATCTCTTCGAAAAGGTTGACAAATCCACATGGATCATAGCATTCGCTGTATTTCTTTTAGGGTTTTTCATGGGAAAAACTATGCAGCCTGTAATTCTTCGTTACACATAAAACAATTTTAGTTGGGAAAACCACTTAACCAATGTTCGTCAGGTACCGTAGAATACGCGACGAACGTTCCAATATCCCCGTAGATAGTCTTAAGCTTACCCGTTATATCCCTATCCATAACTTGCGTTGGATACGTTGGTATGATAAATGCGTCACGCGTATCTTCGATAAACCCAGCTGTGGTACTGGCTTTTCTGGTCTCAGTTTTGTTTTGTAATTCAAACGTCGGATTAAAAAACAAAATAAAGAATGCACTTACCAAAATTACCGTGACGATAATCTTGATCATTTTGTTTATTGTATGTGAATATTTTTATATCGACATCGTCGGGTAGTGACACATTCAACTGAATTTCGTGTCATACCTTCACACAGATGTTATTTAATTGTGTCCATTCTTATTTTCAGCAAGACTTAGACTCGACTTCGGGCTCACCCTCCTCCTTTACCTCCTCAAGCTTGCCATCAGTGGAAGCAGCAGCCTCAGCCTCACGCTGCTTACGACGCTCCTCAACCTCGGCAGCTACAATGGCGTCCGCCTCCTTGACAAGCTCCTCCATGGGGGCATCAGGCTTCTCCTTCTTGAGACGCTCGATAACCTCCGCAGGATGGGAAATGGGAGCCTCGTCGGGCTTGGTGTAGAACTTGGAATTCTCGTCGCCGGGAGTGTAGTGGTTGGTACCAGCAGTCATCGCCGCCTTTCGCTCCTGGAACATACGAGCAGCCTGCGCCTGGTTCTCCTTGTAGCCGGCCATGATCTCCTCGAGCTTTTCGTTAGTGTAATGGACATCCTCAATCTTCATGGGATCGGGAGGGATGAGAAGCCACTTGTACATATCGACCACGTAGATGTCGAAGGTGGGATCCTCCTTCTGAAGACGCTTGGCGTGGTTGGCAGCCTCATCACGGGTAGCGAAGGCGCCACGAATCTTGATGCCAAACTTGTCATTCTTCTGGGGCGCCTCTGGACCCACGACAGAGAGGCACGCAAAAACCTGTCCGGGAACGGTAGTATAATCTTGCTCGAGAGACATTATATCTTTGTAAGTATTCAAAACTTTAAGCCTCCTAAGTAAGTACCTTAAAAGTTTCAAACGTTGTGAAAATATGGAAGAGATTCGAAAGAATCACAATGAGGCGAAGAGATTGTTGATCCAGGGGGTGGCACATAAAGGACAACACATTCTCGACGTCGGTTGTGGATTCGGTGGAGATCTTCAGAAGTGGCACAAATGTGGGGTCAACATAAACATGTGTGATCCCGAACCGAGTGCCCTCGAGGAGGCAAAGTCGAGAGCTAAGAATATGCATATGCGGGTGAACTTCTACGAGGGTGACATCCATAATTGTCCAAATAGAAAGTTTGATGTCATTTGTTTCAACTTTTCACTCCACTACATCTTTGCCTCGAAAGCACTCTTCATGAGTTCAATCAGAGAGATCAAGAAGCGCATCAAACCCGGTGGTCATCTCATCGGTATCATCCCAGATTCCGAAAAAATCATTTTCAAAACACCGTTACAAGATGAGATGGGAAACTTTTTCAAATTGAAAGATCATGGAAATGGTGGATTTGGGGAAAAGTTATTTGTGCACTTGACAGATACGCCATTCTATGCAGATGGACCAAAGGCAGAGCCAGTTGCGTACAAGGATCAACTGGTGACACACTTAGAAGATTTGGGTTTTAGCTTACAACTTTGGGAGGGTCTCTCAGGAAATCCAATCTCAGAATTGTATAGTAAATTTATCTTTGTATATAACAGATGATCGCATTCCTTCTACTCCTCATCGTGAACCTGTGGATACTTTATACGACTCAAGAACATCCAAAGTTGGTCGATGTCAAGGAGAGGTACCGCATTCTCAGAGAACATTTGGATGAGACGGGACACGAGAGATTTCATATGTTAGTCAGGTGTATCCCAATCACGGGTGTACTTAAGATGAATGGAGGAGTGGGATACAACACGAACAAGGGTGGTGACATCGCCATATGTTTGGATGGT